TATGTCTGCCAGAGCTGCACACGCTGATCGTCTTTCACGAACGGTGTCGCCTCGACAAGCGATGCATAAAGCAGAACATTCGGCGCGAACTCAGTCAACCAGTTCGTCTCATTCGTATCATCGAGCAGTGGCGGCAATTCGTAGTACAGAATCTCCATCGGATATGCCGCATCCGGTGTCGGAGCGAAGACCCAATTGCTGTAGTTGTAGTCCGCGTAGAATTCCGGAGTACCGGTTTCCGATTCATTCGGCCAGTAATTACGGACGTACTCGTAGGATCGCGAGAACACCGGCGTACGGTTGTTATTGCCGACTCCGGTGCCGATGTTAATGCTGATCGTCTCGCGCCAGCGATCCGGCTTCGCGTATACGGCCAGATTCGTCTGCATGTTGGTCACGACGACGGTCTGGAAGCCCTGAATCTTCAACTCGCGAGCGATGCGGCGCTCAGCAAGCGTGATTAACCGCGGGATCTGCTCGAAGACGATCGGGTCGGTAATGCTACCACGCTCGAGGTAGTTACGAATGTCCGTCTTCAGACTCGTGTATGTCATTGCGGCGGGCATTACGCTACTCCCGACAGATAGAGGGCGCGTTCATCATTGCGCCGTTTGACGAGACCCGGCAGTACGCGACCACCAGCCTTCGTCCACTTCATGAATTCATCAGCCGCTTCTTCGAAGTCGCCGCGGTTCGTCTTCATACGCAGCGAACTGCGTTGCAGATTGCCGAGGCCCACATTGAAGCTAAAGCTGACCAGTGCATCGAAGATGCCTTGATTACCAACAGCAACAGGGCAATATCGGGCCACGCCTCGCTCAAACCGCGCAAGGTCCGAAGCAAGGATATCGTCCACCTCAGCCATCGAGAAGACCCTTCGATCTTCGGGCTTGAGTAGGAAATCATGTCTTTCATCCATTTTTAGCTTCGCTTGCTCAGGATACAGAACGTGGCCAACACCCACTGTCCAGAGTAAGGCCGGACACCGATACGGTTTCGTCCTTACCCCTTCGTGGTGCTTGATCATCTGTATCGTTGATAGCGCGACCCTCATCCCTTCTTCGAGAACGCTTGTGTGCCGAACCAGAATGCAATGATGCTGCTGAGAATCAGCATTTCATCATCGCTGAACACGTTGTCCATCGCGATCGCGAACGGGATGCCGGTAGTGTATGCATACCATACACCCGCAACGTTCAAGGCGACGAGCTCCAGCACGAAGATGTAAGTGACCACCGGGCGCACCGAGGCGCGAAGGTTAATTATCCACTGACTCGCGCCCTTGCCGATCTCCATGTCATGCTGATAGAGAGCAACTCGCTCCTCGGCCTGAGCTTGGATCTGCACCTGCTCGGTTTTGATCTCCTCGATGCGAGCCTGTGCCGCGAATCCTCGAGCTGCAAGTTCTAACTCGCGCTCTTTCTGCATGGCGAGGATCGCGAGTTCATGCTTCTTATCTTGACGATCTTGGAACACTTGCAAGATCTTCGGCAAACCACCCGCGAGGAACGACAGAAAGGTCGAAATTAAAGTCATCATTTCGCTGCCCTCACAACATCGTCGCCTTTGGTGACGGTCACGTGGTCGCCTTCGACGTCAACTCGCATCGGCTGCTCTTTGCGGTCGAGTCTGTCGAGCTTCGCGATCAACTCCTTGATCACCTCGAACTCGGGCTTCTCTTCCTTCTCGCTCGCACCCGCGATCGACGCTAGCATGCTGATGAGTGCCGTTAATGACGCACCGAGAAGGCCCATTACCGCTGCGATTTTATCAGTATCGAGGGCAAGACTCGAAAGAACACCGATCACCACAATGGCCGTGATGTATTTGAGCCCATCTTTGCCGATCGCCTTGCCAGCAACGTCCTTTGCAGACGATTGAGCTTCAAGACGGTTTAATTCGGCTTGCACCTTAGCCCTAAACAGATCGATGTCGGTCGGATCGCTCACTTGTCCACCTTGTCGTCGAGCTTGTTGAAGATCTTATCAAGCATGCCCTTGATCTCATCGATATCGCGCTGGTAATGTACCTGCGTAACGTATGTGTGAGGCATGTTCCTTACATCTTTATCAAGGCGCTCGATTGTCCGGCTGATGTTGTTTAATACCCAACCGCCGAAAAACGCCGCTACACCCACGACGATGTTAAAGAGCACCTGCACATCCATTACGGCCTCTCACTGTCCTGCACCGGATCGGTCAGAATCGCATCGGCGCGAGCTTGTGTTAGCAAATTCTTAGTAACGAAAGAATTAATGCCCGCAACCGTGCGCTGGTCTGACAAATCGACGACGTTTGCCGCTTGGAAGAGGTCATACCACGCTTGCACCTCGACATCCGTCTTGGTCGCACCGACTACGCCGACGTACTCCTGCGGAGTGAATCGCGAGATGAACGCGACCTTGGTGATCACCGGCGGCTGCGGAATTTGCAGCTGCACCGGCTCGCGACAATCAGCCACGAACTGATAACGTCCGGGATACTTAGCCTGTACGAACGCTTCATCGGCGACGATTGTGTTGATGACCTTACCGGCGTCATCTAGTATATTGTAGATCACATTAACCTCCTTGGAACACAATCGCGACTACACCCTGACCACCATCGCTACCGTAAACAACATTTGTACCCACGTTGTTCCTACTTGCAGCACCGCCACCACCGCCGCCTAATCTGCCGGGACCACTTTGTACAAACCCGACCCCGTTAGCAGCAGCAGCGCCTCCGCCAGCAAAAATACCCCCACCGCCGGCAACTGGATAAGTGTCTCTATAATTACCACCACCCCCGGCACCAGAACCACCATCGATAGGCTGACCAAGAGTTGATTGGGCGTTGTTAGAAGTACCCCCGACACCAATAAAAAAGAATCCCGGTATGGTGGGTAACGTGGTAGCTCCCAAATTACTAAGGCTGGTGCCTGATCCGTAGATTGCAGTTGGGTAAAAAGTACCACTTACGCCAGCACCGCCAGTGGTGCTAGTAGCAGAAGAAGTTGCTCCGTTATTGGCAGAAGCTCCTATTGAACCACCACCAGCGGTAACACCGTTGTTCACGGCCACATTGCCGGATCGACCGCCGACACCAGCACCACCCGTAACACCGGGTGTATTATTACTAGCAGCTAAAGTCACATCTCCGGCAGAATAACCTGTGCCGAAAATACCTACTGCGCCGCCGCCAGTCGCTCTTGCGAAAGTTTGAGATTGTGCTACGATGTCACCACCGTCGCCGCCGGTATAATTAACGTCACCGCCAGAAGCAGAACCGCCGATACCACCACTTATGGCGTTGGCTCCTGAATCACTAACAATAGCATTGCCGCCAGCACCACCATTGCAAGTAATATTAGCGATCGAAGATGAGATAGAAGTTACGCCACCGCTATTACCGATTGAAGCGGTATCATTGGTATCGAAAACAATTACGCTAGCGCCACCAGCGCCGACAGTAATGACCAGTGTTGTACCGGAAGGTATATATACCTTTTTCATGGCGAAGCCGCCAGCACCGCCGCCAGTAGCGTTTGCATGGCTACCGTTGTTGTCTTTAGCCGCACCGCCGCTGCCACCGCCGCCGACGGCAACCAGAGTCGCCCAACCGCTTTGCGGAGCGACCCAGCTGGTAGAGCTGAGGAAGTAAACCGTATTTTGCGGGTAATTGTCTGGAGCACCGGTAAATTGAGTAAAGTAACTCATGCGAAGATCCATCCTTCAGTTGCATCTGAGTATCTGAGCTGTACAGCTGCATAGGTCGCGTTCAAGGTTAAATCTTCACCGATACCTTGAATGTTATTGCCGTTGCGGGCGACGACGTTGGTCGTTAGACCGTTCGATACTGTGACGTAGATAGTGTCACTGATCGTCGGCGAAGCCGGGAGCGTCACGGTCGCGAGGGTTGCCGCCGTAAGTACGTAATGCTTGTTTACTGCCGCCGTAATTGAGGTTGACGCCGTAACTATAACATCGGGCAAGCCACCACCGCTGGTAGCAATCGTAATGCTGCCGGTGGCGTTCGTAACCGAGATGCCGGTACCCGCCGTCAGCGTGGATCGCGTCAGACCAGAGCCGTTACCGATGAGCAGCTGACCGTTGGACGGTGCGCCACCGTTGACGTTCGTAATCGTAATCGACGACGGATTGGTACCGAGTTCAACGACCGCGCTTGCAGAAGTCATCGTGTACATACGACGATCCGCTGTATTAACGGCTACCTCAACACCACCAGCCAAGTTGGTCAGGTTGGCAGTTGTCGGCACCGCGCTCGGCGTGTCGCTTTTCTTGAGAAGGATAGTAGGCATTAGTACGTTCCCCCGCTGAGGGTTCCTGTAGCGTTAGCAAGATCCAAGTAATACGCGCCTGACTGCCCATCGAGCAGATCGGCGTTCAAATTCACCACCAGCGATGTTGTTAACATCTCGGTGATCGTTAACGAGTTCAGCACCGCACTTGATTGAAGTACGACTGCGCCCGATCCTGTTGCCGTGCTGGTACCAGTGCCACCGTTGCTGATGGCTAACGTACCCGCGAGCGTGATTATACCAGCTCCGGTAATCGGCCCGCCAGTTAAGGTGAAGCCCGACACCGTGCTTGAAGCATCGACGCTGGTGACGGTACCACCAGATCCGGTCGCCGCGATCGTTATCGAGCCTGTGGCGCTCGTGATCGTGACACCTGAGCCTTGAGTGAGCGTCGAGAGGACGAATCCCGCTCCATCGCCGATAAGCAGCTGGCCATTGGTCGGCGTAGCACCTAGCCCGGTGCCGCCGCTTGAAATGCCAAGGGTGCCAGA